CTTTCGCGTCATAAGTGATCTTTGGCGGGTCTTGCGAAAAATCGACTTCGACGGGATTACCACAATGAGCAATGTCGGCACCAGTCGGTTCGCGAAAATGCAATTCCAAAGTCTCCTCGCCGTTCGCGATCACCGGCTTTGTCAAAGTGACTTTGGCCACGTTAACGGCAGCGCCGTTAAGCTTCTCAACCATGACTTACCCTCCCGATTTAGCCGCGATCAAATTTCGTCGCAGCTGACACCTTCGAACCTGACACGGCCTTGACCTTCCCGCGTATTCAATTCGAAAGCCGAACGTGTCCACGCTTCGCGCAGCACGTATGTCTTGCCGTTCGCTAGCTCCGCTGTCACGGTGCTATTAACGATCCCTTCCATTGCTGTCCAACTCAGCGTTGGAATAGTCGAAATGTCACCTTCGATGAATGGCACACGTGGCATCTCGCTGAAACCATGCACGTAGTCTTGACCCGATATACCTGCTCGTTCCAATGACGACGGGCTTACAGTGAAGTTGCCGCGAAGTGGATAGATGCCACCATCCACTTTTAACCACGCGGTGCCGGCAATTCGTTGCGCCAATTTACCCTCCTATTGTTATGCCAAAGCAATTTGCTGGGCGGCTGCTGTGCTATTGATGCCAACCATCTCATCTGACATCAACCGGAATTGCGCAAGCACAGCGAACATCCTCAAACCCGAAATCAGGTTTGGCGGATACAGCACATTGACCCTTGTTGGATCAGTGCTATCTCGCTCAACGATCAGGTTGTTGACGAAGGTGTCCACGTCTTCAACCAAGCCGTTGAATTCATCGATGCGATATTGCGCCACCAATTCCGCAGCGATTGATTTCGGAGTGACGATGGCCTGACCGGGACCAAACAACGTCCCATCGTCGGCAATCTTGTGCCGCGGCCATTTGTTCGTGACCGCCGCGCGCTGATTTCGCAGAAGCTTCGCCAACGTCGCCAGCGTCGTCGCATCGGTATAGGCGATATCTTCGAAGCCATAGCTGTTGAGCTGATAGGTTGTCGTTTCCCGCGAAATCATCGGAGTATTGCCGGCCACCGTCCGCTGTGTTCCCATGCCCGTCAGCGCCAACGAATTGAGCTCGGACATGATAAATCGCTGATGCAGGGGAGCCGGGAGGATGCCCGTCAATTGGAGGGTTTGGAGAGGGCGGGCCGGGTCATCAGTGAAGCCACGGGCTGCTTTCCCCGTATACGCCGCGGCCCATTCCCATACCGGGGACGGCGAAGCCTGCTCGATGGAAAGAATGGATGTTTGCGGACAATTCCGTGAGGCGCCGAACGTGAGCAGGTTGGCGTATGTGTCACGCTTGGCCGACCATATCGAACCGAAGAGCTGGCGCATCCAGCCCCAGCGACCGCTATCGGTGAAGCCGAATTCTGTCTCCCAAGCGAGCAACGTAGTGCTGTCGGTAAACGGGAGGCAAACGAATTCGGCTGCCATCTCACCCATGTTTGCAATCGCGTTGTCGAACAGCGGAGTGCCGGCACCGCCAGTCAACGTCGCGCCGCTGTAGGTCAACGTCAAACCCTGCGGCAATTGCTCACCACCCGGTCCGTTGTAATAGGTATCAAGCATCGTGATGTCGTCGCCAACGATGCCCTTGAATTTTGCTTTGACTGTCACCGCCGCAGCCGTGACCGTCGATGTCACGCAAAGATCACCGCTGACATTGGCATTGATGCCGGCGTTGATGTTGATCGCCACATCATCAATCGTATCGTCGGCCGCGACGAAAACCTGTATGTGCTTGCCGCCGATGTACAAATCGAGGATACCGGCTTGCGTCGGAGGCGTCGCCACCGTGATCGTACCTGTCGCTTGCGATCCTGTCGGATCAGCCACCGGAAGGCACCAGCACTCTTGCGAGGCATTCACCTTGAAGAATGCTCTGGCCACGGCTGCAAGATGCGAACCTTGACCGAACAGACTATCGGCTAGCGAAGGTGATTGACACGGCACCGGAACATCCGCCGTAGCTGTACCAGTAGAAAGCATCTGACCGACGAGCAATGCCGGCAGCGCATAGATCGGCTGACCAGCCATTGAGCTGTCGATTTCGACCCAATATAGCGGTTGCCGCCAATTGGAAGGTATGTTGTTAAACGAGATAGGCATTGCTCATCTCCATTGGTTACGAGGCACTTTCATCGTGACGATGGTGCCTTTGATGTGTCGCTTTCTTGCTGTCTTCCACGACAACATCACCGTCCTTGATGCGTCGCTTCGTGAAAGCATCATCAGGCCAATTGACTGATGTGCTTGTGTCGGCGAAGCCGACTTTCGTCAATGGATGCTTGAGGACTTTTGCATATTCCTCATTCTTGCAGATCACTCTAACCATTGCTGTCATCTCCTATCATGTCCACATCGTACACGGAGAAGATATGCTGATTGTCCGTGTCGCCGGGCGGATGCACGGTTTCGACGTGAACCACTTCAAGCATGTTCTCCACATACGGCTCGTATTCGATTGCACCTAAACTGCAGAACAATTCAAGCCGCAGCTCGCCATAAGGTGTCTCATTGTTCTGTAAGCCTGTCACACCATAGAAGTGCGAGCGGCTGCCGCGTGTGAAGCCCTGAATGACATAACCGTTTTGCGGTTGGATGCGCGGATCAAACGCTTTCGTGCGAATGAAAGTCGGATCACGCAAGAGGCCATCCATGATATATTGATAAGCGTCATCTAATCGGTCTTCCAACTTGTCCGGATCGTTGTTGATCAACATCACGCTGAAGCCAAGACGCACGACGGATTGAAAGCGGACTTCGCCAGCGTCGTAATCTCCATCCGGCCCCAACTGCTCATTGAGAAAATAAACGCTACAATATGGCATCATATTGGGCATCACCTTCAAGACGTGGCTACGCTTGAACGTGAAGCCTTGAAAGAATGTCAATGCCTGTATCTTCGCCAAAGCGTTGTCGCGGACTTGGAACGCAATCGATCTTTGGACGGTCCGAACGTGAGGAATTTTTCCGTGAATGCGAAGTTGAGCGGCGGCGCTTTGAGCAGGATTGGTCATGGCTTAGGCAATGTCCATCGTCGTAGCGTCAGTGTCGTTTCACCGCCGCCATTGGTTTCGGTTGCATTGACTTCCCACCATCCTTGCGACTTCATCGCGCCGACATCATCAGGAATGAACAAACGATCCTGTTGCGTCGGCAAAATCGAAAACTCGGCTTCCAGAATATCCAAGATCGTCCGTTGCTCGGAAACGTCCGAACCATCCATGGCAATGATATCGATTGCAACCGTGCCAAAGATGCCGCGACCATTATAGCTCGGCACTCCCGGCTGGCTCGAAACTGGATAGAACGTCACCGGCCGCGCCCACATGTTATAATTCATCAAATAGACCGCGGTCGAATAATCAACGCCCATTGCTATTGCTCCTTGAAGACATCGGAGAAAGCAGAACCGGCGTTTTTCGAAATCAATTGCGCTTTATCCGGGGCTTTCTTAATTGCAAATCGCTTCACGCCTGATCTGGCGCGTCTGATCTTGGAAAACTTCCGCATGCCTTGTTTGCGCTGACGCTCGTGATGGTGCTTGACTTCCTTCATCACTTCGGCGCCGAAGTCTGCGCCCTTTTCTTCCATCTTCTTTGCCCATTCCATCAGCTCGCCGGTGTCAACCGTATAGTCAACCATCAGACTTGTATCCTGACATAGTGCATGAGCAGATTGTTGTTGACAGTAGCCACGCCACCCATGCCTAGCGACTTGAGCATCATCATAGGATCATAATAGACGACGCGACTTTCCTTGTGCGTCAACGCACGGATGCCGCCATAGTTGAACCAATTCGCCAACATGCGCTCCTGACGAATAGCCAAGATGCAAGCTTGCTTGAGAGCTGGCGGAGCTTCATCCGGAAGAGCGTATCCCCCTGTATAGGTGAACACGATTGGCTCACTCTGCCCGCTTGTAACGAGCTCAACCTTGCCGCTGCCCAATTCGATTTCATAAGTTGATGGGTCAACCACGGTCCCGCGCGGAGTTTCAACGCTCTCGACATCCGTTTCGTCCGAAAGCGGATAGTGCGTCAGAAAATATCGATCGGGCTGCAATTCCCGCACCGTCTCTTGAACCGTCTCTTTTGCGAACACACGATTGCATGTTGTCGCGATCACGTCGGAATAAGTCGTGATCAATTGCTGCAACTGAGCATCTTGCGTTGTGTCCGTCAGCTGAATACCAAGCCCGGTTTTCAGCTCGTCCAACGAAAGCAAGTCGTATGTATCGGCGGGCGTAAGCACCTTGACGATGATGTCAACCACGCTCAGCTCTCCTCATTGTATTGCACGAACAACTCGCGCATCTCAATCGGCTTGCCTTCGCGGCTATCGCTCATGACCGGATAAATATGATACCGCTTGCGATCAATCCGCCAGCCAACAATATGAACGGCAGGCAGCCCCGCTTCACCTTTCTCGCCCTTTGGCCCCGCTTCACCACGATCACCTTTCATGCCCGGCTTCCCCGGTTTACCTGCTGATGCAATCAACTGCCAACCATCGCCGGGGCATGGTCCCGGTTCATCGATCTTCGCAATGAAGCTCGAACCGTTCAAAGCAACAATTTCAAGATAACCGTAAGTTTTCTGCTCGTCATACGTGCCTTTGATTTGCGGACTGACTGCATGGCGACCGCCAGCAGCTATACAAGCCCAATCATCATGCGGAGGGGCTTTCGCCGTATCGCATCGAGCTTGATAGCTGCTGCCGTTATGCGTCACAACTTCGCCAGTGTAATGGACTGTGCCATTGACAAAGGTTTGGACTTCTTTCAGCCGCCCCGGCGCACCCTCCTTGCCATCTTTTCCGGCTGGACCGGGTTCGCCCTTTTCGCCTCGCTCGCCATCGCGGCCGTGAACACCTTGCTCGCCCGACGAACCTTTTTCGCCTTGCTCGCCTCTTTCCCCTTGCGTGCCTTTTTCACCTTGCTCACCTTTTTCGCCTTTCTCCCCTCGCTCCCCTTTCTCGCCGGGCACACCTTGCTCGCCCGGCATTCCTTCTAGGCCTTGGCTGCCCTGCGGACCGGCCTCGCCCCGCTCTCCCGGTTCTCCACGCTCGCCACGTTCTCCTGCGATGCCTTGAATACCGGGAAGTCCCTGCGGTCCCGGCTCGCCAGTTTCCCCT